GGGTTAATAAGCCCTCAACACTTAGCTATCGCCGAGTGTTGCTGTTACGACGCCTCTCCAGGCGTCGTAACTCAGCCCCGCTAGGGGCTGGCGCAGGGATTCGTCTTCTTCCCAAAGTGTTCTTGAGTTCGGTTTCTTAGGAAGCCGGACCCAATCCCACCAGGGAAGGGATGAACTTGCGACTGTGTACCGAGACCTTGCACCGATACGGTCCCTTATTGGGATCCGTAAAGTCCAGTCTGAGCTTTTGGCCCAGATTGAACTGTTTTCGGTTTCAAAGACAATGTCTCGTCGCCGTGTGTGGCCCGCTAGAAACGTAACAGCTAAACCAGGATTGTTAAAATCCCGGTCGCTGCCCGTTTCATTCTCAACGAGCTCCATCTTCCGTACTCTTTTCTTGTAATATCGGTACTTAAACCAATATCGCGAATCGAGTTTCGGTTTGGTCAGTTCAAATGGCACATGTATACCTGCATCATCAGCCTCGGACGGAGGAACCAGCAAGAGCTGTTTCCCCATCCAAGTTTTTAACAAGGCTAATGTTTTAGGTAACATGACCATGTGAGTCGCTGACCAACGATGGAGCCTATTGATAAGGCTACACACTTGCTGAGGAGTCTCTAAGGAGCGAACATACACACCTCGAATGTTGTACCCGAGGTAGTAGTCGTTCCCGCAAGATTCCCTGAAAGGACCAGTGTTATATGACTTATCGTCATTGACCTGGAACCCAAGCTTCGTTAGCATTCGACAAAGAAACTGATACGTCTCGCGACGTACACAGATATCATCGCCGAATACACCGAAGTGAGCCCCGGGATCAGTGCATGGGAAACCCATAACCTGATACACGGCCCTAACAGCACACGCGAAAACAAGTGTTTGAAGGGGAAAGGTGAAGCCGTTCCCCATCGTTGACACCATGTTTAGCTTTACACTAGAGCCGTTTGAGAGGACGGCACGTTCGCAACGAGAATTCATGATAGCACCCTTTAGGGCGCCGTCAGGAAGATCCCGTTGAATCATGTAAAGCCCCATGCTATCACTAGCAGAGACAAGATCAATGGTTCCAAAGGAACCGTCAATCGAACCTCTTCTAGCTAGTTCCCTGTTGAGATCCGGTTGCGTTTCGAGAGAAATCCCGAAATGTTTCCGTAATCTTACTTCAAGGAACGCACCTACCGCTTTCTGAACAAGCATGTTCAGATTCGGTTCGGTGTTGCATGTACGCGAGATCTCAGCGTTCTTTGGCGCAAAGAACAGTTTTCCTCCGGATACCTTTGTGAAACCGAATTTCATGAAGCGAAGTCTCTCGGCTTCGCACCATAAACCGGTCTCAACAAGGGCACTTCGATATAGGGCGATAAGGTACTCATTGGTATATGAAATACTAGACTCGAAGAGTTTCGTATACATACATCTGGAGTCAGCTTTTTGGGCTGCTCCAGGTCCGATTCCCATATTGTCCCGGATAAACTCCAAATCGAAAAGATCATCATCACGAGGTTCGAGTGCAACCCTAAGGTTGTCTCGGAAGTAGTCGTAAAAACACGACTCCGCCTCGTTCTCAAGCAACAAGCTCCAGGGGCCTTGGGGTAGATCAGAATTAATCGCCAAGAATTTCTTCAAGGCGTTTTGTTCTGCTACTTTCGAGGAACCCATTGGAGCCAGCTTCTTAAAGAAGCTGGAAGCTAGAGAAAGTTTAGCGGCATAGACCGGAGTCAGATCACTAAAGATCGGGCTATAGTCAGTAACCGCTTCAAGTTGAAGATCTTCCAGAAGTCGAGAGTAAAGGCTAGCGTAATCACGCATAGTGCTTCCCCAGATTGAGCATTCGTACCGCCCTGACATAGACGCAAGTCTACGCCAAGGTGGTAAGGATTTGGTGGATGCAGCCCTAGAGCTGCAGTTTGCCCACCAATCATACCGGCATCAGATGGTGCCGGTAACCGCGGTGTTCCCGATTTCATTGGAAAGCTGCGTGAGCAGTCCAATATGGGCCGAGATCATCGCGCGAAGGCTCAACGGATCAGCCAAGTCGGCACCAGCCGGGATGTCGAGCGTTGAGCTCATCATCGCCGTCTTGTACGATTGGCCGGCCAGGGGTAGCACACCTTTCCGCGTATGCACCTTGTAGGTGTTAACGGGAACGGAGCGCAGTACGCCAGTCACCGGGTTCACGGGAGCCAGGACTTTGAGAACCTTGGGCCGGAACATCGAGAAGGTGAAAGGGGCGGCAACCGAGTGTGCAAGCACACCCGTTTGCGTACCACCCAGGGCGCTGACATAGTACTGCTTTCCATTCGTGTCGGGGTTGGAATCCGGCAGAATGGTATAAGTAGGGCTAGTCAGGCCGGTCTGGGTGGAGCCCGTCACCGGGCTGGAGGGAGCGAAGGCCATAATAGGGCCCTTTCAAGTTGAGTGAACAAAGAAGGCTCAGCACATCAGGTGATGTGTAGAGCCGAGGCCGACGGTCTCCTCGCAAAAAGAACAGCCACCATGTTAGCAAGCTTCCCTGCATCTTTAAACGGATGTCTAAAGTACAGGGGTGGCAAGCCCAAGGTGGCTGGCACTGTGCGAGAGAGTGTCGTTCTGACGACGTCGTAAGAGCCACCAGCGTTGTAGTTAGTACGACTAACTCGATCACATAAACTAGAATTGTAGTTGTAGACGGGATCCAAGGTAGTTCTGTATGACTCGGATGTCCGCGTGACTTTCGTCTTGCAGATCCAAGCTACACGAGCTGTCGAGGTTACCGCTGCATCTAGAATGTTGTTTATGTTAAAGAAGTAGTCGACTAGCCAACTCCAAGGGACAACCTCCCAGACAGCCGGAATCCAGTTTCCATGGTCGAAACCAAGGAGCTGGAGAAGGCGCTGGTTCGAGTCGAAATCGGCTCGAAGGTCCCCCTGGAGACCGACGACATACTGGATCCGCCCTTCCGTCTTCTTGTGTTTAGTCGTTGTATAACGACTAGACCCTTGAGACGGTCGGGTAGCTCCGTATCTCACGGTTTCGTTGGTGACGAGTCCTCGAGAGACAACTTTGGCTCTAAGTTTCTGCAGAATTTCTTCTGAAGATTCGAATTGCCATTGCGCCAAAGCTTCAGCGACCGCCTTTGTGTCAGAAATCAAAGGTTTAACGCCGAAGCTCCACTCGAGGTACGTGGAAGCCAAAATTTCAGTCCACCGGATGGGGTTAAATTTGACCGCCGTTAGACGCCGCTTTTCAAGTTCTAAGCGGTTTAAATGTCTATTGGTTAGGTCAACTAGAGCCTCAGCCGGTTTACCGAATTGGCGAACCACGTCCAAGAACTCGGCCAGAACAGCAGGGCTGTTAAGACGCGAGGTTTCTGAGTCTAGCTTCTTGTAGAGCTTGCTCAGAGCCACTGAATCGGCCTCACCTGCGTTCACAGACAAATGCGTCAACGAATACGGGGGCTCTTGAAGAGTCCCCTCGTAGACCTCGCTGCGAAAAGTAGGGGGCGACACCGGGGTTTTATACCGTAGAAGTTCTATGGTTTTACCCTTGGTGATTTTCTCGATTTTCGTACGATTCAAGGTATAGGGCGTACTGGCATTTTCGCCGGCACGTATCTTATCCTTGTAGTTGTCCATCTTTTCGCCAGAGCGAGACCCAGAGTAACTTCGGTTATAAGTTTTTCCCAAACTCGAAGAGTTTACGAGAAACGAATGACCGATGCTAAACTGGTCGCTATAGCTCTTAGAATAAGACAACTCGTCCTCCTGTCAAGACGTTAAAGTGGCAGCGGATGGTCACCAGATCTTTCGATCTGGTGGC